AGACGGGTTGTGGCATGGTCCATGGTCATCCCATGCCAGCCAAATCGATGAAGGGCCAGATCGGAGTTGCCAATGTCTCTGGCACGAATACGACCACTACTGGACATAACGAGAACGAAAGCCCGCTCGTCAATGATGGGGTCTTGCGAAACGTCACGACGCATTCCCGTTAGCGTGAGCGAGCGGGAGCTAAAGGTTTGAGCGTGGCTTAGTTGATAAGTACCATTACCACCTGTCGGGCCTGAGAGTTGGCTGACAATGTAGCTGATGGTGCCATCGGTGCCAACAGCCTGCAGACGCTCCCCAAGGCTAACACCAGTGCCTGTGTGGGCAGTGATGGTTAGGGTGGTGCCAGAAGACGAGCCCGTATAGGTGTTGGTGCGGCCATCAGTGAACGGATCGGCTGTGAGGCTCGGTCCTTGGTTGGTGGCATATTGCAGCTTGCCCCAACGAGCAAACGTAAGCGGGGTGTTGATGGTGATGGTTGTGGAATTCACAACCGCATTGACAATGGTGCGACGCTGGGTGCGCGTGCTGGTGTTAAAGAAGCCTGAAGGGGTGACAAGAATCTCTGCCCCAGCCGCCGCAGTGATCGGAGAATCCAGAGTGAGAACAGTGTCACTAGTAGAGGCGTGGTTGTTCAGGCGGCGGATAGCCGGTCCAGCAGCATGAAGCTCTAGAACCCCCGTGCCTCGATTGATAAGGCCACGAGAGAAGCCACCCGAGTCATTCGTTTCCCCGTCATTACCTGTGGGCACATTGCCCAAGTGGGTAAGACCATGCACCAGCCCTGTACCAATGGTGCCACCGGGAATACCAGAGGCTGTGCCAATTGAGATGCGCTCTGCCGGCGACCAGCCATTCACCGTGGGCTTGGGTCCACAGAGGACAATTTCCCAGTCGGCAGGATGGGCATTCGACAGATCGCCATCAGTGCGGAACCAGCCATCGTGATTGTCAATACCTTGGCAAACCAGACGTGTCGGAACACGGGGATCAAACCTAAGTTCCCCTGCATTAGTAATTTGCCCAATGGCCTGCGCATCAGACATTTGAAGGTCAATAAGAACCATCGTGCCCGGTGCAATCGGAAGCGGATCGAATTGGTCCATCGTATTCAAGAGAGTAGACAGGAGTTGATATCCTGCGTACTCCCCCGATGACGAGGCGCTACCAGATCGGTAGCGTTTTGCGCGTGGGATCAAGGGGTAGCCCGGTAAGCAATGGCCAAGAACGTAGAGTAGCTGGCGCCTGCATTCTCGCTGGCAATCGTGATGTATTGACCATCAGTAGCTGCGTTGTAGGTAATGTCGGTGGTGCGCCTGCCGTTAGTGACCGTGGTAGTTTGTTCAGCATACGATCCATCCGACAGGGTGGCACGCAGACGGGCCGTGGTGGCATCTGCCGCCGAACCCCACCAAACACGGATCAAGTGCGGAGCAATGTCGGCAGGAGCAGTGAATGACAGTTTGCCAGTCAGTGAGCCGCCGTCGTCGAAGCCGGTGTAGCCATCAATCGTTCCGGCACCACCACCCCCTGTTTCCACATCACCAACGTTAGTAGTGAGGTGGGGAGTGCCGCCCCAGTTTGTCCAACCTTGGAGGGTCTGTCCGCCAGAGGCCGTGGGACCTCCAAGCAGCGAGGTAGCGTCTTTGTGCGACCAGACACCATACGCGGTCATCCAGTCGTCGTAGTCGTCCGTCAGGTTTTCGTCAACCAGAGGGGAGATGTTGTTAAAGGCAATAGAGCCAGAAGCCCCACCACCAGCAGTGATTGTCAGAGTCGGGGGACGGTAGTAGAGGGCAGCAGCCGTGACAGTGACATCATCATCACCCACCTGAACTGTGTAAGTAGACGAAGTTTCTCCGCCAATATCCGCACCGCTCTCTCGCCATTGCAGAGTGCCGGCCCAGCCAGTAGCCCAGAGAGCAGTGAGAACTTCTCCCTCTTCAGGAGTGCCACTGATGGTGACAGGAACAGGAACTCCAGCCGAACCCGACGGATCAAGGGTGCCAGAGATGACCCCCTCGTTGGTCATCATGCAATACCCAATGGTGCCCGGATAAATGATGTTGGTGTATCCGGTGCCAGCGTCCGGACCACTCATTGTCAGGAGGGCACTGCCAATGTTGGCAATTTCCCAGATGGCGCCGTTAGGAGCACCAGTCGAGTCGATGTAGGCGAGGGCATCACTAGAGCCGTTCCACCAAGTATGGCGGTTGGCGTGTTCGTCGTAATTGAGCGTTGGCGTGCCGGTGCCCAGATTAACTGCCGTAAACAGATCAGTTTTGGCAGCCAGCGCTGCTTCCAGCGGGGTGTTGATTACCGGAAGATCAATGGTTTCTTTGTCTGTCAGTTCATCCACAGTGGTGGCGCCGCCGGGAGCAGGAATGTCTCCTGTTCCTACGATGTTCACTCCACCAATGGTCTTGAGGCTTACGTCAGAACTAAGGGGAACCCCGCCCACAAGGCGAGTGGGCTGCACTGAAGCATTCGCAGCAGCAAGGGCATCTGTGGCTAAGGCAAGGGCAGTGACGGCATTGGAAGCCGCGCTAGCGGCAGCGGTAGTGGCCGTGTCGGCCCCGCTCTTGACTTCAACGAAGTTGTTGTCAACTTCAGCCGCAACCAGCTTGCGGCTCATTTGTGTACGGTATTTAATAGCCATTAGTATTCCTATGCGTAGTCGTCAGCGTAATCATCAGCGTATCCACCATCGTCAGTTGTGATGGAAGTAAATTCGTCTCGCTTGGATTCCAACCAAACTCGGTATAGGAATTCAAAGGAGAGGTCGGGGCTGCCCACATCTGCATGAGCGCAATCTGCCGTGCCCATATCAGCATACGGGCTTGAGTCCCAGATGTTGCAGACGTGAACAAACTCATCGGCTGCTGCCGGGCGTACCCACGGAGGGGTGATTTTTTCCGGCCTGATCCGGAGAAGTTCTTGCGGGTGGCGAGGCTCATAGTCATTAGCGCAGACCATCAGCCCATCCCAACGCTTCTTCAGCTTGCTGGAAGGGAAGCGAAGGCCGCAGCTATCGCATATAGCTTGCCATTCACCGGGCCATCTGGCTCCCTTAGACATTACTGTCCTTTCACAATCTGGCGGATAATGTCGTTATGGTTGTTGTCCATACGATTGTAAAGCTCCTGCTTGAAGTCTCGGAAGTCTTGCTTGGACACATAGTCATTCCGGACATTCTGGATGTCCCGATTGGCTTGTTCAAGCTTGCGTTCCTGCTCTTCGGACTGGCGCTTCATATTGTCTAGCTGTAGTTTACCCAGCCACGCGATGATGCCCAATACAACGTTGAGCACCACAGGCAAAATCCAAACGTCCATTGTCATCTTTCATAATGCGTCATATGCAATATAGCCAAAGGTAATGTACGAGGCAGTCGAGCACTCGATTGAAACCGTCAGGGTCTTGCTGTTAGAGGCGGCGTTATAGGTGATTTCGGACTTTCTAAATCCAGCAGTCACACTCACCGTTTGTTCGGCAAACGAACTATCCGACAATGTAGCTCTGAGTATTGCAGTGGTGGCGTCGGTGGCAGACCCCCAAAGCACTGTTACCTTATGGGCACTCGTGCCAGCCGGCACTGTGAACTGAATCTTGCCGTTGGACGCACCGCCAGTGTCATAGCCAGTCAGGCTCTGAGGCAAGCTGTTTCCGGTTGGGTCTTCTGCACAATCGCCAACACTATAACTGGGTGCGACGTTGGAATGATTCACCCAGCTTTGTTGGGAAATACCATTGACCAGTGACACTGCAGAGATGATGTCAGTGCTAGCTTTGGTGCGAACCGCAGGCGCTTGAGCGCCACTAACAGCATACCAATCCTCAAACCCGTCAGTAGTTAGGTTGGTGGCTCCATCAGAAACGTTACTGATTGAGATGCTCCCACTGACACCGGCCGAACCAGACACACTGGTGCCGGTCATCGACATTTGGCGTAGGCCAAGACCGAGGGACATTTTAGTACAACGCCAGGATCAGCGTAGCCGTGGTGTTTGTAGACATAACTTTAGTCACCTGAATTGGCAGCACCGACCCAACAGGAACTGCTGAGAAGGTTACGGTTTGGCCATCAGCCGTGACAACAGCAACATCACCCGCTCCGCCGATATACAGCGAGCGTGTGGTAGGAAGAACAGTAGAGTCACTCTTAGTGACAGCAACAGCCCCGTGGGCCGGGCAGGTAGAGTCTGCCGAACGATAAGCGCCCATTGTAGGCTCCTAAAAAGAAAAGGGAGTGCCTAGCCTTTGAGCCAAAACACCCCCTTTAAGGTTCACTCGATTACCGAACGTATTCGATAGTGATGTAAATCTCGCCAGAAGTCGGGGTGCCCGTGGTGGACAGTCCCTTGGCGTAGATTTTAATGTCGCTACCTTGCGGCACGGCATACGGCTGCATGATCGCCAGAACAGGTGACAGGATAGCTTGAGTACCCACAGTCGTGAACACGTCAAACGCGCTCACAAACTCAGTACCGCCGCTGGTCGAGCCGAGCGACAGAGCCGCAGCACTAATGCTCGCTCCAGCCAACTTGGTCTTATTCCAGTACGTGAATCCAAGGATCGTTGCATCCGCCGGCAGCGTCGCAATCAAAGCGTTCGTCGCAGTCGTCACAGTGAAGTTGGCATACGTGAGTTTGCAAACCTTCGTGTGAACTTGCTTGACCTGCGAGTTAATGACAGTTTGATCTGCCACAAAGTTGATAGCCATAATAGCTCCTTTAAGAGGGGGGCTTGCGCCCCCCGTTTGTTAGCTATTAAGCGCCAGCCGAGCCGTACAGGGCCTTCGGATCGGTCAGACCGAACGAGTAACGGGCCGTAGCCTTATACTTCGCATTCTCGGTATCGAAATCCTCGTCCATGTCGAACTCGTCAGCACGACGCTCCCAATGCTTCATGCCATCCTTAACGTCCGTGCGCAGGAACCAAGCATCCGTATCCGTGAGGTAGTGATTGACAACAACCTCAGGCACAAGGCCCATGCTCTTGATAGCATTAACGTCGTTGTTATTCGTACCGACACGGAGGGTCGTCTTGGTGATACGCTCGGCCTCAAACGCCAGTTGGCGCGGGACGATGAGCACTTTGGGACGCACAGCGATCAGGAGGCCACGGTCATCGGTGTAACCACCAATGTCAATGACAGCCTGCTCAAGCGCAGCTTCAGACAGGTCAATAGCGACCGAGGGGACGTTGCTGAACGTGCCGCCACTCCACCGGGGGTGGGTAGAAACAAGAGCAACAGAGCCGTCACCATACGTGGGGTTGCCCGTGCCCGTGAAGGCGCGGTTGTACACGTTAGCAGCGACAATTTCCTTGGTCTGACGCATCGAGAAAGCCAGAGCCTTCGCCTTGCGGCTACCAACCACGTCATACTGGTCATCCTCATAAGCTTCACGAGTAACGATGAAGCCAAGAGCATAAACGATATGCGAGTAGCGGGTAATGAAAGCCTGCGACGGCGCGTCGTAGTTGATCGGCGTGCCTTCAGCCTTGATTTGCGCAAGACCGAGACCAACCGTCTGAACGTCCTCTTCAAAAGCTTTGCGGCTCTTGTAGGTATCAAACAGCTTCGTATACTCGACGGGGTATTCAGCATACTCCTCGCCGTACCAAGCATTAATACCGGGCCAAAGAGCCTTGGCAAAACTTGATTGGGTGATAATTCCACCAGCCATTATAGTTCTCCTTTAAAAATTAAACGCCAACCACGTTAGTGGCAAGAGCAGCGTTGTTGACGAGAACTTCCAACTTCATGTTGGTGGCATCCGTGGTATCCACATCAGGACGTTGTACCCAGCCGAAAATCTTCAGGGGAAGAGTGACGGTGACATCAACGGTAGACTGAAGAGCAACCATCGCCGAAACACCAGTCGTCGCCGAACCAGCCGTGTACGTCAGACCGACGTTCAGGCCAATATCAGCAATGACGGACGAGCCGGAGCATTGAACTTCATAGATCACCGTGGGATCGGTACAAACAAGCACATAGCGCAGCGTCGAAGCCGCACGATATTGCGAACCCGTATTCAGGTTGGAGAAGTCAGGCTCGAAGCCGACAACCACACCAACCATCTGGTCCGTATCAGCCGAAGCACGGGCAACTGCCTTGACTCCGTTCGCGTCAGCCGTGCCAGCACTCTTAACAAGGTCGCCCTTGAAAAGCGCAGCACCATCGGCAGCGAGAACCGCGAATCGCGACACTTGACCGTTCCACGGCGCACCACTGAGGTGGCGCTTGGGCAGAAGCCCAAAGGGAGCGTTAGTATTAGCCATTTAAGGTTTCCTTACAAATTGTTTTGAGATAACCCAATGGCCAGTTAAGTAATTAGCCTCGTGTGAGGTCTAGTTTGCCGTACCGGCCTTCTTGGGCTTCGGCTTTCATAGCTTGTTCTGCTTTGTCGAGTTGGGCCATTTTTTCATTCTGGTCCTCTTGATACCATTCGTCCTTTTGACGCATGACAAAGGCTTTCACACCTTGACCGACAGAGAGTTGGGCTTTAGAGCCTTCCGGGGCAGGTTGGTCAACTCGGCGGCCCTTACGGAGCGCTTCGCTGGGAACCAACTCATATCCCGCTTCCTCGAAATTCGAGATTCTATCGTCAACATCGTTCACCACCCGGTACGTATAGCCATCTTCCAATTTAATGGGGGGGATGACACCACGCGAACCGACAGGGGTGCGTTTGACACGGCCCGCTGGGGCCTTAGAGATATTCTTTTCAGCCATTATGCTTCTCCTTTGGCTTGCTTAAGCTGCTTGATATACTCGGCTTTAGTCATCGTCTTCGATGACACCAAGGTATTCATAATGCGCTTCTCTTGATCGTTCAACGGGTAGCTGTCGTCACTTGACTTGGCGCCGCTTGCTTTCCCACCACCGCTCCCCTCAACCGCAGCCGCTCTGGCTTGGTTAGGATTGGTGAACTTGTGGGGAAATTCTTT